GTCCATGTTGCGGTCGCCGACGTTGGTATAGGCTCCGGCCTGCTGCATAGCCATCGGCATGGCGGCGTCAATCGCGGCCCCTTGCGCGGCTCCTGCGGCCATTGAGCTATTCAGCAATCCTCGGGAGTTGGCTTGAGCCAGCCCCGCGTTCCTGGCGCGCTGGATATAGGCCCCGTTCTCGTCCGTGATCTGATTCAACTGGTTACTGGATAGCTCGTTCGGATTAACGTCGCGCGTCCGAAAGCCTCCGGGCGTTTGCAGTAGCGGACGCATGGGATCGGGGTTTTGTGCGTTCTGCCCGTACATGGTCCCGTTCCCGGTAGAGACGCGATTGCTTGGACGGATCGTGTAGTAACTCATGTGCGCTTGTCTCCAGCGGATTCGATGTTGTAGCTGACAGCCTGAAGGGTGACGGGCGGTTCGCTGTTGCTGCTGCGGTCAAAACGGAGCGTCAAATTCCGGCCAAAGTTGCGGATCGGAACGGCGGACGAGAAATAGGCTTCCGAGCCTGTAGGGGCGGCAGTGAGGCTGCCGAAGACGTTGGCGTAGTTGATGGAAGGATCGGGCTGCCCGTAGTTCGTGGCGCGGCTGGTGTTGAAGGAGGCGTATCCAGTAGCGATGCCATGCACCTGTAGGTCCGTGTATTCCTTCTTCTGCTGCGGAGCACCTTGATCCATGACCACCAGTTCCGCAAACCCGGTGATTGCCGCGCCATCAAAGCTGTAGCCGCGATCAATCTCGTAGACGTAGCCGGTGCCGTCATTGGTCGCTCCAAACAGCCTGTCTCGACCGTTCGTTTCCACGCCAGCGGTTACTACGTCCCACGTCAAAGGCGTTACCGCATCTGCGTGGTAGTAGGTCTGAATCGTGTATTGCGGCATTTCCCCTTGACGAAGGAAGGTGGCGGTTAATTGCTTCCCATCCGCGAACATCAAGCGGTACTGCGACTTGTTGCGGACAGCGAGGGAGTTGATGACCCCGATATTCGCCGATTCAAAGAAGGCAGAGGTCTGTACCCGTGGATTCAGCCAGCTCCACACGTCCCTCGAAAACTGTGACGTATCGAAATCGCCATAGGCTTGGGTTGCCCGAAGGTTCTGAATCCCTCGAAAACTGGTGTACATGAACTGGCCCATCGACTGCGCCGAATACTCGACACACCCCACATCAGGAGAAATGATTCCGGGGTAAGGGGAAAGGCCGACATCCCCTTGGATCATGGACACGCCTTTTTGTGTCAACTGCGCAAGGGTGTCGCCGTTCAATTCGATCAGCCCACGGACAGCGGCTCCCACCCCGATCTCCCCCGCAAAGTTCAGCGGGTCAAAGCTCAGGGGATCACCGGCCACGCTCCACTGCACCGAACCTGATTTGTAGCCCAAGAAAAGACGGGACTGGTGCACCCGGACATGACGCGGGATATCGTCCTGCTCTGGCGTTCCGGTGTAGATCCGGGTGAAGGCATAGCCGTCATACATGAAGGCAGGACCCGCACCAGAAACCCCATAGATCGCGTCGAAATCAGCGGCAGCGTAGAAGTTGCTGGTGTCGTATTGGTACTTCGATTGGTTCGGCTTCTTGCCCTGTCCACTCAAAAGCGCGGACCAGTCCATGACGTTCTTCGTCACCGATGTTTCCGTGCGCGCAATGAGGCTTGATCCGTCCGCTACTCCGCCGTCTGGCGTGACGCCGGGGGCAGGATAGGTACGGATTTCCTCGTCAGCGCCTACCGCCCTGTTCGTTCCCAGATTCATCAGGAACAAATGCCCCTTGGCATCCGTTGTCGCTACCGATCCAGATGTCAGGTAGCTCGTCACCACTTCTGCGACAACCGCTGTCGGGGCGGCGGCGTTGACGTTCCAGTAATAAATCTTCGACTGCGGCGGGACGAAATGAACCTTCGCGCGGACAGCGGAAACATGGGCACTGATGCTATTCGCACCATCCGGACTCGCCGCCCCACCGGGAGCGCTGTAGCCCGTACACTTGACGCTCATGCGAAAGCCAAAGTCGCTCGCCTTCACATCCTCCGGGCCAATGTTCGTATAGCCCAGCAAGGATTGCGCCCCACCGTAAGTAATCGTGACGTACGGCGGAATAGCACTGTCTGGAAGTGAGGCGCTAGCCACCCAATTCAACACCGGGTTGCCGAAGTTGCCCACTCCACCCACTCCGGAATCTGCGGCCCACTTCAGTTCCAGAATGCCGTCTTGCAGATTAGCCCCCGCATTGACGGCTACAGGACGGTAAGCCCTGCGCTCGACCTCAATCGTGAATCCGGTAATCGTGGAGCCAGCAGGGATATCCGTATCGGTCAAGCCGAAACTGTTGACCCAGAAAGCAGCCGACAGGACGTTGGAAGCGAAGCCTTTACAGGCATAGCTCACATCTTCATCGACCGTCTGGACAGCCTGCCAGATACTTGCAGGAGCGCTCGACCCCATAGGAACCCATGCGCCCGTTGAAATCTGCGCATCCGCGACTACCCAATCCGTCGATGTAATCAGACTCGCGTAGGGCGTCTGCGGCGCAATGCGATTGGCAGGAACGAAATCAGCCGCCCCGTCCTTGTAGCGGACGTAATAGCCCAAGTTCTGGTGCGTCCAGCTTTGCGTCGCAACAGTCGATCCTCGAAACCCATCCGCCCGATAAAGCCCAGCCCCCAAAGCCCCTGCATCAAGGGATGTAACGGTCGCTACCGCAATGTCGCCTTGTGTGTGGTTGTAGAGCGTGGCAAGCGTGGCTGTCCCGGTCGTGTTGTAGAACATCATCAGGCCAGCAGCGACGCCGGTCGATGAGTCCGACGAGGTAACGACATTCTTCGCAAGAAACCCTTTCCACGTCGCTGCGGCATAACTCGCGCCGATAAACAACTCGTCGTCGTAGTCAGGCGTTGAGGTCGAAGCGTCATAAGCCAACGTGAAGTAATCGCGGCAGGCGTAGAGTTCGTCCTTCAGCCAGAACAGGCCCAAGACATTCCCTTGCCCCGGCACCTCCTGAACCTGCGTGCGAATCAAAGCATAGGCAGCGGCTTGGCTCGTGAGATTGTCTTGTACCGTGGCGAAGGCGGATGAAGGAACAACCGTCCCCTGCACGAAGATAGCCGCATCGACACCATCGAAGCTATACGCTGCCGGGTTATTGTTGTTGAATATGTTACCGTTCAGACCTCCCGCCAAAATGTCGCCAAGAATCAGCGAGTCGGAAGCATTCGCGGTGCTGAAGTAGATAACGCCTGTCGTAGCGGTCAGGCCAATCGAATAATTGATCGGGCATGCCAGCGTGAAGAAATCGCCCGTTTTCTCGTTGTAACAGTTGAACTCAATCGTGCCGCCAACGAAGTCAAGGTCCACCAAGTGCGTAATGCCGATGGTGTTTCCAGTGACCGGAACGCTCCAGCCATTGAAGACACCGGCAGAAGGGCTTGGACCGCCGTCAAAGCGCTCGATCCCGTCAACCGATTTCAGACCTTGGTTCAGGGCGACTTCAAAGTTGTTGCAGTCCTGAATCCTTCCGGGGGCTACGGAAACAGGCGGCGTGACAAGGTTAAGGCCGCCGTCAATGGCGAGGGTGATGAACGGCATCAGCGATAGCTCCACGTGCCGTTCACGGCGTACAGGGCTTCGTAGTAAGGCACTGTCTCCGGCAATTGGTCGTTGCGCATATCGTTCATGATCCGCTCGAACTCGCTACGAGCGAACCCGTACTTGCCCGTAGCTTCAACACTTCCGGCCCAGAACATGACGGCGCGCCACGCAATCGCTTCATGAAATCTGGCAGGGAAAATAGGCGTCTGTTCATCGGCCAAGACCGGACCCACGTCTACCTGCGTGAACTCGCCAAGCGTCCTTTGATAGTCGCAAGTGAAGTGATAGTCCTGATCGGCAATGGAATTGAACTCGATGGCTTCATCCGGACGGATCGTGAAAAGGTAAGGACGACAAGTAGGAATCGGCCCTTGGTCAATGCTGCCGCGCCATGTCTGGTAATCGACATAGATGACGGGGGTTTCGTTGTTCGGCCCCACGGAATCCGCGTAAATCTGCATGTACCGCTGTCCAGCGCCAAACAAGTCAGCGCGGATGGTTTCGTAGTCAGGCACTTGGACAACCATATCGGCGTTGGTCAGCACGCGCGTTGCGCCGGGAAGCGCAAAAGATCCTTGCTTCTGCATGAAGCGCCATTGATCCTGCTCGTTCTGGATGCTCTTGTAGGCGTCCGCAACATTCTTGATTTGCTCGTACAGGTAGCCCGTTTGCCCGACTACGGTCACCGGAGCCGTGCCCGGCAAAGCGTCGCCGCCTTGGATGTACCGATTGGCGAACTGGCAAAGCTCAAGTTGGTTCACGAAAAATCCTTCGACGTTTGAACGCACACGATCAGGGATATCCGGTCGGTGTCGGTCGGGTTGATGACGTAGTGCATGAACTCGTTGCGGAACTCGTACAAATCACCGGGGCGCGGCTCCAACGCCTCATCGTCCACCACGAACTTCTGCCCCGGCGCACTAGCTACCTGTATGCAGAACTTGCGATAGGTCGATGCGTGCCAACCTTGGTCGATATGCGGCTTGACATCCTTGCCTGCGGGGATCTTGGTAATCAGCACTCCCCCCAGCCTTTCCCCTTCGACAAAGGCCATGACATCGAACACCAGTGGCTTGATCGGGAGGATCG